ATACAACCGTTGTGGCGTAATCCGAGCAAAGCGGCTACCGTAAATGATAGGCCTTTGGAACCACCACCGCCCCAGTCTACAGCCATAACGCGCGAACCGTAATTGCCGATCTTGGCACGGGCGGCTTCAGCAGTGCAAGGGCCCAAATTGGAGACGTCGTTAAGCTCCGTCAGCGTAACGATCTTGGCTGACGTATCGTAGCTTTCACCGAGTACCTCGTTCCAGAACACATTTGGCGGCGTATTGCCGCGGCCCTGTTGCTTCTGCAACAGCACAGACCACTTTTCATGATCCGCGTAATGCAAAGGCATTATGATCTGTGGTACGTGATAACCAGGAAAGTCCCTGACGCGGTCAGGCTTACGATGTACCCAGTGCCCAAATCGCGGTGATATTGCACCGCCGCATTTGTGACAAATAGTGGCCGGTTGCATTTCGGAAATGTCCTTGTGCCACGGCCCGATCATACGCTCGGCGTGATAGTCCATTGTTGGAATATTGTTTGTCTGAAAGCCGTTTGTCGTGCAGTGAAAACATGGAACAAACCATTCGGCTTGGCTGCTTTCCTCCCATAATTTTTGAAGCGTATTATCGAGTGTCTTGGGCGTTCCAGTGTATTGTTGTACGGCCCATTGGCTGGCCGATAACGTTTCACGTATGATCGGTAAATGGTCTTTTTGAAGATCCTGAATTTCATCCAAAAGGTTGCAATCACTGGCCACGCCACGCAGACGATCAGCACTTAAAAATGCAAACGAGAATAGCATTTTAGAGTTATTGGTAAACGATCTATGCAAAACGCTGTTGATTGTATTCGTGTTCTGCCATTGCGAGCGCATTGGACTCTGGTCGATGAATGGACCGACAAACATGGCACTCAGTCGCCGAACCTGTTCGTACAGTGGCATGACGTAGAGCGTGGTAAAGTTCGGAATGCATATGGATGTCAGGATTCCGCGTGCGGCGATGGACGTACTTTTCGATACCTGTCGCCCGGTCTTTAAGAGCAACTGGTTTGGCAGCAAATATCGAAACAGTGCTTCGAAGGGCAGGTAATTATCCAGTGTGTATGGTTTCCCTTTGAGATTTAGTACGGCAGGCAATATGTCTACCATATCCTGGTTTGCTGTCGTCGCAGCCAATTTGGCAAAGCGGGTTGTTCGCTCCTCTGCGGACAGCGGTTTGTTGTTGTCGTATTGTGATTGCATTGCAGCCAGAATAAGCTGCGTAAACTCCGCTGGTTCATTTAATGGAGAGTCACCGAGCATGGCTATGACCGATCGTGAAAAATTTGAGGTTACGGAGCGAATTGTCTCCAGGTGGTGGCGGTACAGCAAAAACCTGATTATTGTAATCGGGGCGCTGTGGTTGGCCTTGCTGATTTACAGCTGGTTCTAGTATGATAGTCCAGGAGGGTAATCCTATGGCTACGATTAACAAATCAAGTAAGCTGTTTCTCGAGAGATACGGGCTTAAAACCACGCACAGGGGTCCGTTACCCCGCGTGAATATGCGCGATCTCCCAATTCATTCCATGACCCTGAAACGGCCGATGCCATTGCCGGACCTCGTCCTGCCGACTGTGCAGTTGACAACAAACGATCCGTGGCATCTGGGGCCACCACCTGCCGATGTTTGAATTATTCCTGAAGTTCGCAGTGGCCATCGCTGGCGTGTGCATCCTGGCAGCCTTTATGTCCTCGATCGCCGAGGCCATTCTTCCTTTGGCCGCGGGCGCGTTCATTATCTTCACCATATTTTGTGTCACAAAAGCACTAAGTGAATAGTACAACAGGGTTTACCACAATGCAAGTAGAGTGGTTAGACTTGCTGGCCCTTGTATTGGCACCGCGCGCCCTGGTTGACGCCTGGGTACACGAAAACGGCCTATTTGCAGAGATGCGCGACTGGATCAACGTTTGGGGTTCAACACCCGCCGCCGACGACGTGCAAGAGACGCCCCGTCGCCGTTGGCGTGATTGGATCCGTGAACAGCTAGCATTCCTGGCAAATTGTGCATTTTGTCTAAGCTACCATGCTGCCTTTTGGCTGCTATTGCTGTTGTATGCCATCCTATTATGGCTTCCGCCAACCGGTGCTGCTGTGGGGCGGTTCTTTCTCTATTGGCTGGCACTTACACAGCTATCCATATTGTTACTGGAAAGGACACGCCATGAGTGACACGCCAGCTCCGCTATTTAGCGAACACGTTTGTGAAGAACTACGAAAGAAGCTGGCCGAACTGGCAGATACCGTTCCAGAAATTCAAGGCATAGTCACAGTCGTAGTATATCAGCCACAGCTTGGTGACGATATTGAGCCTGCTATGGTATTAGCCGGTCCGACGCAGGATCCGGTTTTCATCACCAGAGCAATTAGTTTAACGTGTAAATTTCAGCAACGCCTGATAAATCGGTTGGAGGGTGCAATGCGCCAGGGGCTAGCATCGTTGCAGGCGTTAAGACAGGACATCGATGAATGTAGCAAAACCAAACAGGAAACCGCGCCGGAAGGCGAAACCCAAAACACAATTGCAGCTGGCGGGTCTGCCATTACTTCAGGACCTGCTTAAACATTTGGGGCTCACGGCTCCAAATTCTTGGGATGCAATAATCGTTGGTGACGGCTCAGGCCAAGGCTGGAAAAGCGGTGGCGGCTGGTGCGGCATATTGATCGACCGCTATAGTGTCCAGCGCAAACTGTGTTATGGCATGCTGAATCCGGGCACTGTAACACTGGCAGAGCTTATTCCGTACATCCACGTTTTGGACTGGTACACCGACCACGCGGGGCCGGGCCGCCGCCGCCAAAAAGAGTTACAGGCCAACGGTCGCAATATGGAAATACATATTGTAACGGACAGCCAGGTAATTGCCACATGCGGCATGCATCCGGAATCGCGGCATTCACACCAGGCCCTGTGGGCTAGCATCGACGCGTTCAGAACTTTGGGTTATGGAATTACATTTCACCATATCCCGCGGGATGTTGTCGACTTGAATATTCTAGCAGATGCTATTTCCAGACAAGCGCGACTTGGCCTGGAAGGCACTTACGACCGCGCCATAGCCGAACTACAAAAACATTACCCAGGATTACCGAAAGAGGCTACAATCTATGACTTTTCCCCCAACAGCTGACGAAAGGGCAAAATGGTTGTTCATCGACGGATGGATCCGCGCGTTGCCAGTTAATACGTTGACCACTGTACTGACCAGTATAGTAACCACGCTGTTTCGGGATTTTGACAACAACGGTCTTTACTGGGATCCCGATAAATCACTAGATTGCGCAGATGCAGTTTCCGACATAACGGCGGCACTTGATGAACACGAGCTAGTGCCTCCCACTGTAATCAGATGCTGACAGTGCAGAAAAAATCCAGGCACACGAAAAAACCGCCTGCGCACAGACCCACAAACATTGAGACGGCACTCGGCATTCGGCAAAGTGTAGATGCAGCCGCAGTGGCTGCATACTACAAAGGTCTGACAAACATCGAACGACAAAACATCGACCGGTGGTTGCTGCGCATTCAGCATCCGCTAGCACTTCGCCCAGGCACGCAGCCATGGCGATTTCAACAGTTAATCGAAGAACTTCACAAATCCAATACGAAAGGTTGATCATGTCGTTTTATCGCGCATTAGTGCAGCAGGCTATAAGATTCCATGGCGATGTTGTAGCCGTAGTCGAAACTACAATTGAGCTTCCGGACTTCTACACGCCGCTACCCCGAACATGGCTTGCGCACCCTCGTTTAGACGGACGTGCACCTATCATTATCGTGGGTTATGATGCAGGGACCGGTAGGCTGGTTCTTACGCTGGGCGTCGGCGCAACCGCTTTGGCCGAAACCGATGAGGAATGGCTTGCAGCGCACCCCGACTGGCGCAAAGTGCCCGACGAACAGGCTACATTGCGCAGCATGCGGTGCCCGAAAAAGCCACTGTGTGATTGCGATGACTGCGGGGAAATGCCAGATACGGAACCGCCATCAGATGATTGGTCTCCCGACAACAATTAGGATCGAGCGGCTATTCCGGGCTGGCGACAATGTTGCTGCCGTCTGTCATGCCGTGATAATGAAAGAACGCGAGGAAGCAATTGACAAGAATACCAAAACCGCAATCGGCTGACCGCGCATATTTTCTGCGGCAGTGGATTCGCGAGCAAAACTACAAGTACCATGTGCTCGGATGCCCCGAAGTAACCGATGCAATTTACGACCAGTACTTTGCTGAGTTGCTGCAGCTGGAAGCCGAGCATCCCGAATTGCGCGAGGCTGGCAGCCCCACGCAGAGTGTCGGCGGACAACCGATCGACGCCCTGGTACGTGTTGAACACGTTCGGCCCATGCTTTCAATCGATAATTGTTTCACACTTAACGAGTTGGATACGTTCGATGAACGCGCCCGTAATACGCTGGGCGTGGACACCATTCGCTATTCTGTGGAATACAAGATTGACGGGTGTGCTGTTGCCCTGCGATACGAGCGTGGCATATTCGTGCAAGCAGTTACACGCGGTGACGGTGCCGTTGGTGACGATATTACGCATAACGCCAGGACATTCCGTGGTCTGCCCTGCGCGTTGGGCAGCCCGTTGGGCGGCCCCGTGCGCCACGATATCGTCGAGGTGCGTGGTGAGGCCTATATGCGCTATTCCGACTTTGCGGAGTTCAAAGCAGCAGAAGAAGCGCTTGGACATGACGTACCGGCGAATCCTCGCAATAGCACCGCAGGCGCCATCCGGCAGCTCGATTCCCGCGAGTGTCATAGCCGCAAGATTCGTTTTATGGCACACGGTGTTGGGCACGCGGTTCCCCTGCATGTACAGGGTGCGACGCATTCGCAGTTTATGGCCTGGTTAAAAACCGTCGGTATGCCCTGCGTGCACGGCTATTACGATCTGTCATATTCACAGGTTACGCAACAGATTGCTGCGCTGATTGCCACCATGCCATTGACGGATATACCGATCGATGGCATCGTCATTAAAGTGGATAGCCGTGCGCAAGCACTGCTGCTTGGTGCGACTGGGCATCATGGGAATTGGTGCAAGGCATACAAGTGGGAACGATACGAGGCCGAGACTGCTGTTCTTGCCATTACAATTCAGGTTGGTAAAACCGGGGTATTGACTCCAGTGGCCGAGTTGGAGCCTGTAGCGGTGGCAGAGACAACTGTCAGCCGTGCGAGTTTATTCAATAAGGACGAAATCGAACGGTTGGATATTCGGATCGGCGATCGTGTCGTAGTCGAGAAGGCCGGCAAAATCATCCCACACATTGTGCGGGTAGAAAAGAGCCATCGCCCGACTTTGGGTTATGCCGTTCCACGCGACGAAGAAGATCCGCCGCCCTACGTCTTCCCGACAACTTGTCCAGTTTGTGGTGCGCCGGCCGTCCAGGACGAGGATGGTGTTTACATCCGATGCACAAACACGGCGGACTGTCCTGCGCAGCTACAAGCTGCAGTCGAGCATTTCTGTTCTCGGAAGTGCATGGACATCCGTGGCATGGGACCCGCTCTAATTGCGGGGCTGATTGCTAAGCCGTGGTTCCACGATGTCAGCGATCTTTACAGGTTGCTGGATAATCCGGATGCATTGCTAGACCTACCCAAAGTAGGGGTAAAAAAACGGAATGCGCTGATTACGGCTATCGAGCTTTCCAAAGTCAGGCCGCTGGAATGCTGGCTGGCGGGTCTTAACGTCCGCCACCTTGGCCTCACAGCGTCCCGTACGCTCGCTAGACACGTCGGAACGATCTGGAGCATCCTTGGGGCTACCAAGGCCGAACTGCTCGCGCTCGAGGGCGTGGGGGCCTCTCTCGTCGATTCCTGGGTGGCCTTTGCAGACTCAGTCCGGGGCAAAGGGTTAATAGCACGACTAATAACCGCCGGTTTGAGCCTGGGTCAACCCGTCCAAGCGGGGGATAGGGGTAAATTTGATGGGCTGATCATCGTACCGACCGGCGTTTTCATGCGCTGGTCGCGAGAAGAGATCAAAGACGTCATCCGTCGCAACGGTGGTCGTGCTAGCAGTTCTGTCAGCAAGAACACAACGTTCATCGTGGCAGGCAAATCGCCCGGAGCCAAGAAGATCCAGAAGGCCAGGGAACTGAACATTGAAGTAATCGATGAGTCTGTGTTCTTGGCAAAGGTGGAGTGCCAAATTAGATAAGGACTAGCCAATGGCCAAAAATCCACACCTCGACATCAAACTGATTAAGTTGCCAGCGGAGGGCATAGTTACGCGAGACGCCGTGCCAATCAAACGGGGCCTTACGATTTATTTCTACTATGCACCGACGCTCAGCCCGTATGTCGTTATTGGTGACCATGCCATTCGATACGGTTATGAAACAAAGATCGTCGTGATACGCGAGCCGTCACACGTTATCGCAGGCATGAATCCGTTGGATTTCGTTGCCGATTCGCAATTGTGGAGAGATTTTCATTACAAACACTATCGTAGGGAGTATTAACGTGAGTAAGAAGACCAAAGACACTGAAACTGCTGGGACCGACCTTGTCATACCGACTGTGATGTGCAATCAAATCAGTCTGGAAGTTGCACTGAACAGCGCGGACTGCCTGGCCATTTTCACGTCGGGCGCAGACAAGTTCATCCGCAAGGGTATCGCCAAGTATGCCGCCGAGGCCGCCTTTCACAACAAACAGGCTGCCGATGTGGCCGATCGCCTGCATGCACTGGTTACCGAGACCGTGAAGAAGCAAGCGGCGGGCCCGGCGGCACAGGTTGCGAGTGCGTTGGCGGCATTTGGGCACAAGGTAACGTTCAGCGTAGCCGTGCCCCCCAATCCGTCGCCCCACACAACGAAGCTCAATACTTCCGTGACATTCCTGCAGACCGGGCTGGCCGGCAACAGCATTTGCACCGTGCCATTCGAGGTCAAAGTGTCTCCCGGCATGACCAAATTGGCCAAGCAG